CACCTCAACGCCGCATGCAATCGCCGCTATCAGGCCAAGCCAACCACCCTGCAGAACATCAACGCCAGACTGGCGGAGGGCTACTCCGTGGCCGATCTGCAACTGGTGATCGACTTCAAGCGCGAACACTGGTCCGCAAACCTGAAAATGGCCGAATACCTGCGGCCAATGACCCTGTTTGCGCCGCAGAAGTTCGCCGGGTACCTGGCTGGCGCCCAGCGCTGGGATCAGATCGATCGCCCGCGCTGCCTGAACGGCGAGTGGGAGGGCTTCGAGGGTAAGCGCAAGCCGATGTCCAACATTGCCGCCGCCCAGCAACAGGCGCGCAGTCTCATCGAATCGGGAGCTGTCAGCTATGACGACGACACTCCCCTCTAACGTGACCGCACTGCCAGCCAACCAGGATGCGCCCGCCATGAGCGCCCGCATGGCCGCATTCATCGCTGAGGAGCTGCTGCCGCTGATGGCCGGGAGCTGGCCTGCCAGCGCCAACCAGCTGGATGCCAATGCCCGAGGCGCAGCGCTGGCCTGGGGTGGCGTGCTGCGCGGCTTCACTCCAGCCCAGATCCGGGAGGTGGTGCAGGACATGGCGGCCGATGTGGAGCGCCAGTTCGCTCCGCGCCCGGCAGAGGTGCGGGCAGAGATACTGCGCCGGCAGCCAGCCACGGCTGCGCCAGCCAGGGAGCCAAGGCTGGTGATCTCCATCAGGGCATGCGAGATGGAGGCGACCGTGATCGTGCTGCAGCGTGACGGCGACGTGACGAGCGAGGCGGTGCAGGTTGAGCTGGACAGGATACTCACCGAACGCCGCCAGCGCGGTTACACCATCACAGGGAGGATTTAGGGATGTTCAACCAAGACGTGATCGCCGCGGTCAAGGCCGCGAAGTTTTGCCGGGTGGTGATCTATCCGCCCGTCCGTGGCTGGTGCGGGGAGCGTGTACTGCTCGAGGTGGCAGACGAAATCGCCGTGCTGGGACACACAGATTGCCAGCGCGGGGCAGGGCATTGGCTGGTGCTCGACACGACGCCAGAGCAAGTGGCAGAGGAGGCGAAACGGCTGAGAGGCGCGCCAGTGCTGGTGTTGAGAGGTGGTGTTGCAAATGGAGCTGTGGATAACTCTGGAGGCGAGGCCCTTGCAAACCCGTGACAAGGGGTATATCGCGCCGTAACATGTTTATGCCGGACTTAGACCACCCGGCTGATTAACCAAAGGACCCGACCATGACCGCAAAATCGAACACTCGAGATCTATCCGTTGCGACCCAACTGGGGCGCGTCATCGCGATAATGCGCGACGGAAAAGCCCGCACCCTGCGCGACATCGAGCGGGAGTGCTGGAACCGCTTCGGCCACGCCGACACTCAAGCCGCCATCAGTGCCCGCCTGCGCGAAGTCTGCTGCCACGGCTGGGAAAAACACTCCAGTTGCCAGACCATCGACAGCAAGCAGGTTTGGCATTACAGCCTCTCGCCGTTCCCCACTGCGGAAGCCGTTGCGGCTAAGGCGGTGGCAGCATGAGAATTTCACTCATCACCATCGCAGCCGTGGTTGCTGCAGCGTCAGCCAATACCCCATGGATGCGCTTGCAGGATTTCACTCCAGCAAGCTCATTCTGCATCCCCAACCAGCGCAATGACAGGGCCGCAAAACGCCAGCGTGCCGCAGCCAAGCGCCGCAACAAAGCCAAGCTGGGGTGAGGATGGACATGCAATTGCTTGAGTCTGCCCTGCACGTCAACCCGTTCGAAGGGGATTTCGGAAGCTGTGGCGACAGAACTCTGAAAAACAAGATCGTCAAGTTCAGAAAACCTCACGTTTGCCACATCTGCGACGCAGAAACGAAGGTTGGTGAAACTGGCCGCAACCTTGTTGAGATTTTTGAAGGCGAGATAGGTTCGTTTTACTTCTGCCAAGAGTGCTGCGTTGCCATGGCCAAATCGGTTGATGGCGATGATGAAGGGGATGACGACTGCGACGAAATTGACCGCCGCTATGAGCTTGGAAATGAGCGTCGCCAGAGCAAGATTGATGGGGAGGCGGCATAACCATGGAGCTTACCCTTCTGAAAATGTCCGGCGGGGTACTTGCCCCGTCCACTCCTGCCGATGCCGAAGCCATCAAGCTGATGCCGATCGGCACAACCATCCTGGCCAAGGGCAAGGGGCGCCGCAATCTGGCGTTTCACCGCCGCTTCTTCGCCCTGCTCAATCTGACTTTCGATTACTGGGAGCCAACTGGCGGCATGGTATCGCCAGCCGAGCAGGGGATCCTGTCCCGGTTCGTTCGCTACCTCGCCCAGTTCGGCGCTGGCAACGTGCTGAACAAGGCCAAGGATGAGTTTATCGACCAGTTGGCCAGCAGCCGTATCGAGCGCCACGGCCCCCAGGCTGAGAAGTCGTTTGAGGTGATGCGCAAGTGGCTCACCGTCGAGGCCGGTTATTACACCGTGGTGATGCTGCCGGATGGCGGCATGCGCAAGGAGGCCAAGAGCGTCAGCTTTGCCAAGATGGATCAGGCTGAGTTCTCCGATCTGTACCGGGCTGTGTTCGGGGTCTGCTGGCGCTATGTGCTGAGCAAGCAGTTTGCCACCGAGGAGGAGGCTGAGAACGCCTGCGCCCAGCTGATGGGGTTTGCCGGATGAGATTCGAGACCAGCCCAATCCGATCCGGCGACCTGCGCGATGGTGCTCGCGGCCAGCTCTGCAAGATCCAGCTTGCCGGGGTCTGCATCGGTGGCACCGAAACCACCGTGCTGGCTCACCTGCCTAGTGCCCCGCATGGAATGGCCCTCAAGGGGGATGATTTAGTGGCGGTTGAGGCGTGCTGCGCTTGCCATGACGCCATTGACGGCCGTACTGCCTACGACTGGCAGCCCGGGGAGCGTGAAGAGGTCACCTATAGCGCCCTGACCCGTCAGCTGCACAGCTGGGTGATGCGTGGGCTTGTCAGTGTAAAGGGGGTCGCATGACAGCAACTATCGTCACCATCCCGCAATGGGAGATGGATGCCTACATCAGCAAGCAAGATTTGTCCCAATTGCCTGTCGTGCATCATCAGGTCGCTTTTTTGAGCAGACGGATACGTGATGCCGGGTTTGAGGTTGGCGTACTCTCTGTTGTTTCAGGTGACATTCGGGTGCGTGGATGTCGGGTTGTTATCGAGCGAAACGATGTTAACAAAGAGGTGCGGGTTCTCATTGATAGAGAGGTGGCTTCATGATCCGCCTCTCAGCCATCGACGCAGCCCGCCTGCTGGATAAACACCCGAAAGCCAAGGCGGTAGCGAACCAAGTCAAGAAATCCAAGCAGGTGGATGAGCTGCACGGCAAGGTGCTGGCCCAGCTGGTCGGCTTCCCTGACCCCGCCACCGAGCTGGTGTTCCACCCCAAGCGCCGCTGGCGATTAGATTACGCCTGGCCGACCCGCATGATTGCCGTCGAGATCCACGGTGGTATTCACTCCGGTGGCCGCCACACTCGCGGCAAAGGGTTCGTTGAGGACCGCGCCAAGATGAATGAGGCCCGCTTGCTGGGGTGGACTGTCATCGAGGCCACCCCGGAACACGTCAAGTCCGGCCAGCTGCGCGCCTGGCTGCTTACCGCTTTCAATCAGGACCAAGACCAGAGGACCAGCCCATGAGTATCGAGCTTCTTATCAAACTGCACGGCCCGAAGGCTGTATCCATCGAGGCAGAATCACAGCGCTCCGGCCGTTCACCGGATAGCGTAGGGCGCGAGGAGGTACTGGCCGCCCTTGCTCACGCCGAGCATATCCACCCGATAGGGGTTAGGGTGCTGCGTGCCCGCCACCTTGCCGACGGTACCGCTCTGCGCCAGCTGGTAACTGGTTACCCGGTCAGCGCGGTGATGAGCGTGGCTGAGCTGAACGGCGACAGCGAGCGACTGCTGCGACTCTACAAACGCCATCACCCCTATGGGCGCCGTGAAGCGAAGCGGGCCCGGGAGCTGGAGTTACTGGGGGATCTCGATAACGCTACTCGGGTACGGGCGCTTATCGTCTCCCGCTGTGAGCGTGACACCCAGGGTGGGCGCTGCCCCGCATGCTCTGGTACCGGTGAACTCACCAAGCCTAAGCCGCACGCCTGCCCGCACTGCCACGCCGGTTACATCGCAGCCCCAGCACTGACCACCGACGCAGAGCGCAACGCCGCCCAAGAGCTGCAGTATTGCTACGCCGATGCGGTTCGGGCATTCCATCAGTACCTGGATAAGGCCAAGGCAGCGTGATCTTTCTGATGTAGGTCACTTCCAGTGGCGACTCAATCAAATACAATGCGGATAATGAAGACAAAGGCACCTCTTGGTGCCTTTGTGTTTTCCTACGGAAATATGCGAGGTTGTTGATGAGTTATTTCGATGAGAAGGCGCGACAGACAGACGTAGACACCATTATCGCATTCGGCGTGAAAATAGAGTCGCGTTACGCCAAAGCGACTGAGTTATCACAGATGTTGATGTTCACTCATATGTTAGCCACATCAGACCTGCACACTTATGTAAAGAGTGTGTTCTACGACTCAAAGGCATGTATCTGCACCATTGAGCTCAAGGATGACTCGGTGTTCGACTCCGATGCAGGAGACCTGATAAAGGCTTGTGCTGAGGACACGATTAACCAGTTCCAGTGGAATGGATCCATTTACCACAGTCATGCCCTTCGTGAGTGGATGAAGGAGCATCAGGTTTGAGCTTCAACTTGTGCGAATTGCCGCAGCAAGACCAAGAGCGGGTGGAAGTAGAGAAGGCTGCCGCCTATGCGGTCTGGAAAGAACGGAACCCGGAGATCAAGACGCCGGCAGAGAGTGAGGCCAGCAACTACAAGGGTGACATGCAGGCTTACTTCCTGCAGCAGGTTGAGCGGTACCGGAAGATGAAATAGCAGAAAATTCCCGATAACATGCGTTGACGGGCTTGTCAAATGAATCTCTGTTATTCTGCTTTAAATCTACAGAGCGGAGTAAAATATGAGCGGAGAAGAATTGCTGACATGGATTGCGATTGGTTTGATGATCGTGGAAAGGATTAGCTTTGTTGTAATGCGATTCTACGAGATTCGGAGTAATGCAATAACCAGAGAGCTGGAGATGAAGCTGCAAGAATTGCAAAACCGTCAATAATCCGACGGCATCCAATATCTGCGATTGCTTGCTATTTGCGGTCGCGTGGCACAAAATCTATCCATCATAGCCGGACTCTTTTTGAGCCCGGCTTTTTTGTATCTGGCCCGCCACTGTGCGGGCTTTGTCGTTTCTGGAGGGGGAGTAAATGGGGAAGGAAGAGGAGTTCGCGACCGCTGCGGCTGCGGCCGGTGTGGCAAAGTCCGCACCGCCGGTAGTGGTGTCCGGCATGACCTTGGCTGGTTACTCGCTCAACGACTGGGTGCTTGCGGCCACCCTGCTGTGGATTGCTGTTCAGATGGGTTGGTTTGTCTGGTCGAACATCATTAAGCCGCGTTTGGGAGGTGCATAGTGAGAAAGGTCCGCATTGCAATCGCAGCTCTCACACTGAGTGCCGCAGGCTTTGTGGGTGTCCTGAATCGGGAGGGGTTTGAGCCGGTGGCTTACCCTGACCCGGTACACGGGACCAAGTTGCCAACCATCGGCTTTGGGAGTACCGAAGGGGTCAAGATGGGTGACACCATCACACCCGTAGCTGCGGTGAACAGGAGCCTTCGGGAAGTGCGGGTGTTCGAGAATGCCCTCAAGACCTGCATCAAGGTGCCGCTTCACCAGTATGAGTTCGATGCCTACGTCGAACTCTCCCACAACATCGGCCCAGGAGCCTTTTGTCGCTCAACCATCGTGAAACGCCTGAACGTCGGCGACTACCCCGGTGCCTGCGAGGCGATCCTGTTGTTCAAGCGCTCCGGTAATCAGGACTGCTCGGCGCCGGGTAACCGGACATGCCCTGGGCTTTGGAAAGACCGGTTGCGCCTCAATGCGAAGTGTAAGGGGGAGTGATGGGTGTGACTCCGCAGAGCAAGGCGCTGCCGTTCCTGGCCGGCGCCCTGGTGATAGCCGCCCTGGCTGGCGGTGGGGTGGCTATCTATCGCTCCGGCCATTCTGCTGGGGAGGAGGGGGAGCGCAAGACCTGGCAGGCGAAGTGGAATGAAGAGACTGCCCGACTAGCCACAGCCAGGACCAAGGCTGAGCTGAAGGCTCGGGAGGAAGAGCAGCGCCGGCAGGCAGAAATCGATGAGGTGAGAGACCATGCACAAGAACAGATCGCCCAAGCACAAGCTGATGCCGCTGCTGCTGGCGTTGAGTCTGGCCGGCTGCGCGAACAAGCCCGCCGTCTGGCAGCCAGAGCAAGTCAATGCGCCAGCAATCCCAGCGCTGCCCAAGGAGGCTCGGCAACCGGGCAACCTGCCATGGTGCTCGCCGACCTGCTCAGCCGGGCTGACGAAAGAGCGGGTGAGCTGGCAGCGGCGTATGACCGAGCTCGAGCATCAGGACTAGCCTGCGAGCGGGCCTATGACTCCCTGCGCACTGAGACCATGAAACCCCGCCGCTGATGGCGTGGTTTCTCTTTCTGGTGAGTCTACGGCTCGCCTGCTCGATTACATCGACGCACTGGAGCGCTGTACCAGATAACCATGACCGATAACAAAGACAAGAAGCCGCCAGCCAAGCGGCCACCGCGCCGCACGACCGGCAAGGTGACTGATGCGCTCAATCCTGAGCGCAACCACCGCAAGAAAACAGACAAGCCGCGCGCCACCAAAGTGGCCCAGCCTGCTCAGCGGCACGGGGTCTATGCCAAGTTCTTTCCCGATGAGGTGATCGAGGATGCGGTGAAGGCCAATCTATCCGATGAGCTGGTCGCCATGCGCTGCGGGTTCCGTAACGGGGTGCTGACGCTCGGCCGCATCGCCAAGGATCTGGAGCTGCCAGGGGACGAGCTGGACATTGAACAGCGGATGTCCCTCTACAAGCTCTACAACTCCACCACCAGGGCGATGGATAACGTGCTCGGCCGCATCGTGCAGCTCGAGAAGACCATCGTCGAGATCCCGTACATCGTCGAGAGCACCAACCACAAGCGGGTGCAGTCCGAAAAGGATAAGGCGCTGACCGACAAGGCCCGCATCGAGTACGAACTGTTGCGCAAAGGCAAGAATACCGGCGTTCAGGTGTTGTGGAACCTGGGCTTTATGAACAAGGGTGGGGAAGGCGATGGAGATTAGGACCATTACCTACTCCCCGAGCCCGACCTTTGAGGCTATCCACCGGGATCGGCCCATGATCGCCGCCGTGCGCGGGCCGGTAGGCTCAGGAAAGAGCGTCGGCTGCGTGATGTTCATGCTGGATGTATCCATCAATCAGGAGCCCAACGCTGACGGCGTGCGCAAGACTCGCTGGGTCTGCATCCGTAACACCTACGGCGAACTCAAGGCCACGGTCATCAAGACCTTTCAGGACTGGATCCCGGAAGAGGTGTGCCCCATCAAGTTCGACGCCCCGATAGTCGGCATGATGCGGATCCCGCACCCGGACGGCAGGACCATTATCGAGGCGGAGTTCTTCTTCCTGTCGATGGATAGGCCCAAGGACATCCGCAAGATGCTGTCGTTAGAGATGACGGGCGTCTGGATTAACGAGGCGCAGTTCCTAGATCTGAACATTGTGAACGAGGCGGCATCCCGGGCGGTGCAGGCCCGTTACCCATCCGGTAAGGACGGCGGCCCGACGTGGTGTGGCCTCATCATGGACACCAACAGCCCTGACGAGGACCACTGGTGGCACAAATTCGAATTCGAGCAGGATGACGACGGCAACTCCCTCAAGCCAGTAGGCTGGAGCTTCTACGAGCAGCCAGGGGCGCTGGTAGAGGTATCGCCCGGGGCGCCCATCTCGCCAGACCTGCAAGCCCTTATCGATGCGGGCTACTTCCGTGACTATCTGGGGCGCCGGTTCGTGGCCAACCCCAAGGCCGAGAACGTCAAGAACAACAAGAAGGGATATGACGCTTGGTTTGACCAGCTCGGCGGCAAGACCCTGAACTGGGTGCGCTCGCGCATCTGCAACCGCTTTGCCACCGTGGCCACCGGCAAGCCGGTATTTATCGACCACTTCAACCGGGATCTGCACGTCGCCAAGGACAAGCTCGGCCCCATCAAGTCGCTGCCCATCGTCATCGGCATGGACTTCGGGCTTACCCCGGCCGCCATCATCGGCCAGATCACCGCCTTCGGGCAGCTGCGCATTCTGGATGAGGTGGTGGCCACCGGCATGGGGATCGAGCGCTTCATTGATGAGCAGCTGTCGCCACTGCTGACCAGCCGTTACGCCAACATGGAGTTCACCATCTGGGGGGATCCGGCAGGGGTAGGGCGCAGTCAGGCGGATGAGACCACCTGCTTTGAAGTGCTGAGCAACAAGGGGATGCCAGCCGAACCGGCCCACACCAATAACCTGATGGCGCGCCTTGAGGGGGTTCGGTGGTGGATGTCACGCCTTGTTGGCAAGGGCCAGCCAGCCCTGCTTATCAGCCCGCACTGCCGGGTCATCATCAAGGCGTTTGAAACCGGATACCAGTACAAGCAGCTCAACGTGGCAGGCGCCACCAAGTACACCGAGCAGCCAGACAAGAACCAGTATTCCCACCCTGCTGACGCATCCCAGTACCTGTGCTTGGGTGCCATGCCGGAGCGGGATCGCAAGCAGACCATCAACAGCAACGCCACCAGGGCAGCGCAGCGCGCCGCCGACTCTGTAACAGGATACTGACCCCATGAACAACCCGACCGAAATTACACTGCCTGGCGAGGCGGTGGAGCAGCTTTCGCCCCTTGATGTCTTCGGTGCCAGTCGCTTTCGCGATCTCGATAACCAGCTGCAGCAGCGTAGTCTTGTCGAGCAACGCTGGCTGGATGACCTGCGCCAGTACCGTGGCGAGTACGAGCCGGAGTTCGTCAAGGAGCTGGAGAACGCCAAGAAGTCGCAAGCCTTCGTCAATATCACCCGCGAGAAGACCGACGCATGGGCGGCCCAGATGGGGGATATGCTGTTCCCGGTTGATGACAAGAACTATGGCATTGCGCCATCGCCAGATCCGAAGCTGTCCCTGCTGGCCAAGCAGATGATGACCGGCGCCAATGGGGAGCAGCAGCCCACGGATAGCGCTCAAGCCGCATCGCAGATCCTTGCCGCTGCCCAAGCCGCTGCCACCGCGATGGAAAAGACCATTGACGACCAGCTGATCGCCTGCGACTACAACGCCGAGTCTCGCCGGATGCTGCACTATGCCGCCAAGATTGGTACCGGGATCATCAAGGGGCCGATCGTGGAGAGCGCCATCAAGCAGGCGTGGCTTCCAGGCGATGATGGCTCTTGGGCGGTCGAGATTGCGAAGGATCTCAAGCCGGGTGCCCGCTGCGTGCTGCCGTGGGACTTCGTACCGGACATGAGTGCTACCCGCTTCGCCGACTGTGAATTTGTCTACGAGCGGGAGTACATGACCAAGAATGAGCTGCGCAAGCTGCTCAATCTGACCGACATGGGCTTTATTCCCGAGCAGATCGAGAAGCTGCTGGCGCAAGACCCGTCAACCACCCGCACCCGCTATGCCGAGTTCGTTGACCAGATCCGCTACCTGTGCGGGCTCAACCCCACCAGTCAGGACTCCCGCTATGAGGTGTGGACCTATCACGGCCCAGTGCCTATCGAGCTGCTGGCGGTGGCCGGGGTTGATATCAGTGGGCTGGATGGGCGCGAGTTCGATGGCGTCATCATCTTCTCGGGTGATGTGATCCTGAAAGTGACCATCAACCCGATGGATACTCTGGAGTGGCCCTACTCCGTCTACGTCTGTGAGCCGGACGAGGGGAGTATCTTCGGCCTGTCGATGCCTTACCTGATGCGCCACCCGCAGCGGATCATCAACTCCGCGTGGCGGGCAATGTTGGACAATGCCGCCAAGACAGTCGGGCCGCAGGTGGTGGTAAACAAGCGACTCATCACACCGAGCGATGGTAACTGGGAAGCCACTCCCTTCAAGGTGTGGGAGATGGACTCCAACCAGCAGTATGCCGAGGTGCAAAAGGCGTTCGGGGTGTTCCACTTCGACAGCCGCCAGAGCGATATGGCCAATATCCTGCAACTGGCGCTCTCGCTGCTCGACCGTGAGGCCGGGGTGCCAATGATAAGCCAGGGGGAGCAGGGGCAGGTGACGCCGACGCTGGGCGGCATGTCGATGCTGATGAACGCGGCCAACGCCGTGCGCCGCCAGCAGGTGAAGGAGTACGACGACAATATCACCAAGCCGATGATCCGCCGCTTCTACAACTGGAACATGCAGTTCAGCGAAGATGCCGCCATCAAGGGAGACTTCGAAGTGCAGGCCCGCGGCACCAGTGCGCTGCTGGTCAAGGAGATCCAGACCGCCCAGCTGACCCAGATCCTGGACAAGTACAGCCAGAACCCCAACTTCGCACCGATGTTCAACCCCTATGAGGCGATGAAGACCCTGCTGCAGTCCATGCACATCGACAACGCCAAGGTGCTGCGCAGCAAGGATGAGTACGAGGCGGCCATCAAGCAGCAGCAAGAAGCTGGCCAGCAAGATCCGGCGCTTATCAAACTTCAGATGGAGCAGCAGCTGGCTCAGGCCAAGTTTGACCACGAGACTCAGCTTGCCCAGATGAAGAGTGCCGGCGCCCTGCAGATGGCTCAATTGCAGGCATCGCTCAAGCAGCAGGAGCTGGAGTTCTCCAGCCAGTTCAAGCTGGCCACCATGCAGCTGCAGCACGAAGACAGCCAGCGCCGCGAGCGCATCGAGCTGATGAAGCTGGCGCAGGCCAAGCAGATGAGCCAGGCACAGCTGATGGTAGAACTGGAGAAACTGGACAAGCAGCAGACCCACGACACCCAGAAGTTTATGGCCGAGGTGAAGATGAAGCAGATCCTGCCGCCGACCGGGAATTACGGATTGGAGTAGTTGACTTTTCCAGCAGGTGGCACAAAATAGCTCTAAGACTGCCAGAGTCTCATAACCCGCCTTGTGCGGGTTTTTGCGTTTCTGGTGCCCACGTTATTCAGCCCGGCCATGTGCCGGGTTTTTTATTGGAGCTGCCATGAGCGACCAGCAGATCGAGCAAGAGATTCAAGCCAAGGGCCTGACCGCCCCGCGTGTAACGCCCACTCGCATCAATGACGTCATCGTCAGCGAGCGTTACTTCACAGCGGCTGACGGGGTTACCGGCGCTACGAATGGCAAGATTGGCTACGGCAGCGATCATGCGCTGAGCCTGCTTACCTTCTGCGTACTGACTCTGGAGAACGGCTTCACCGTGACCGGCGAAAGCGCCTGCGCCAGCCCGGAGAATTTCGACTCTGAAATTGGCCGCAAGATTGCCCGCGATAACGCCGTCAACAAGGTCTGGATGCTTGAGGGTTATCTGCTCAAGCAGCGGTTGCACGAAGAGAAGTCAGCATGACTGTAGTTGTTGAGCAGATCCAAGAGCGCATCAGCGATGAGCTGGTGCAGCTCCGGCATCGCATTGCCGGGCTGGAAGGTCAGATCAACCACAGCGATCTGTTCAATGGCCTGTGCGCGACGTACCAGAACCTCATGAAGCGGCAACTGGTGGCCATGCGTGAGTACGCCGACATGCTGGAAGCAAGGTTGGCTGCCGTAGAGGAGTTTAACGCCGCATGAAAAAGACCATCGTCCATATCGCCGTGGTGACCACCATGGCCAAGCTCTACGGCGTTGCCTTCAATCCGTGGGCCAACCACAGCCGACACCTGCGCCGCCGCGAGCATATCGAGCGTGGCATTGCACTGGCCGGCAACCTTGTTCAGTCAGGCTATCCGGTGGGCTCTCTGGTGCGCGAGGCGTTCCATGCTCACCCGTAGTCAGGACACCAACGCTGTCTTGCAGCACCTGAAAAACGAGATTGAGCAGCTTCGCAGCGATCTGGAGCAGGACATGGAGCACGAGCAGACCCAAGCCACTCGTGCCCAGATCCGGCTGCTCGACAAACTTATCAAAGATTTCACGCCAGCCGGTTAACGCCGGAAGGTAACAACGGCCCGCCTTGTGCGGGCTTTTTTTTGGAGATTTTACATGGATCACCTGAACGACCAAGCCGCATCAGAAGCTGAACAGAACGCCGCCGAAGGCCGCGATCTGGATGTGTTCGCACAAGCTGCTGGTGCCGCCGATGCGCGTTTGCGTGGTGAGCCCGCAACCAGCGAGCCGCAAAACGACGAGCAGCACGACGAGCAACAGCACGCCGCCAGTGATGACGGTGACGAACAGCATCAACAGGAAGCCGCCTCTGCTGCAGAGCAGCACGCCGCGTCCAGCGATGACTTGTTCGCTGATGCCACCCCGGAGCAGCGCGCCTATTTGCAATCGCTGATCGCCGATCGGGATCGGGAGGCTCAGGCAGCCCGCTCCGCCAATGGTCGGTATGCCGCCACTGCGCGGCAGCTTGCCGAGAAAGAGCGCCAGTTCAACGAGCAGATCAGCAGCATCCAGCAGGCAGACAAGCAGGGGGATGGGAAGGAAGCCAGCCGCCAGCTCGATGCGCTGGAGAGCCGCATTGCCGCGATGCGCGAGGACTACCCCGACATTGCCGACCACATGCAAGGCGTCGCTGATGCCCTGCGCGATGGGCTGCGCAGCGAGATCTCGCAAGGTATGGAGCCGGTTAACCAACTGCGTGAGCAGGCCAAGGAGCGCCAGCACGAAGAGCTGATCACCATCGAGACTGACGAGCTTATGCGTCGGCACCCCGATGCTGAAAAGGTTGTGGTGAGTCAGGAGTTTCAAGCCTGGATCGCCCAGCAACCCGCCTCCGTGCAGAACATCGCCAACTCCGACAGCGCAGCAGACGCAGATGTGGTGCTGACCCTCTACAAGTCCACCCAGCTCCAAGCTCAAGCCCAACGCAACGCGCAGCGCCAGCGCAAATTGGCAGACATGGCCCCGCTTGGCGGTAGCCAGGGCCGCGCCACGGTGGATACAGCGGATGAGTCCTCTGTCTTTACCCGTGCCGCAGCCGACGCCGACAAGCGTCTGGTGCAGCGCAAATACTGATTCAGGAGAAATAAGCTATGCCAATCACCACCTACGGGGATATCTCCCCGCGTGTCGGCATCATCGCCGAAGTGAAAATGCTCGAGCACGCCGAGCCTATCCTGGTGCTGCAGAAGTTTGGTGACCCCAAGCCGCAGCCCAAGAACAAGGGCCAGACCGTCAAGTTCCGCCGCCCGGTGCCGTTCGCTGCTGCGACCACCCCGCTGGCCGAAGGTGTCACTCCGTCCAGCCAGAAGATGGCCTATCAGGATGTGACGGTGAACATGTCCCAGTACGGCGCGTGGACCGAGATCACCGACGTGATCGCCGATACCCACGAAGACCCGGTGCTGCAGGATGTGCAGATGCTGCTTGGTGAGCAGGCAGCCGAGACTTTTGAAGTGCTGACCTGGGGCGTTCTCTGCGGCGGCACCAGCGTTATCTACGCCAACGGCACCGCCCGCAACGGCGTGAACACCGCGATCAGCCTCAACAAGCTGCGTCTGGCATCCCGATCGCTCAAGAAGCAGCGCGCCAAGAAGATTACCAAGATCCTGGCGCCGTCCGTCAACGTGGCCACCAAGCCGGTTGAAGCCGCGTTCGTGGTGGTGGCTCACACCGACTGCGACTCCGACATTCGCGGCCTGGCTGGCTTCAAGTCCGTTGCCGAGTACGGCACCCGCCAGCCGCTGTGCCCGGAAGAGATCGGTTCCGTGGAAGAGTTCCGCTTTGTGCTCTCCCCGGTGCTGACCTCCCTGCCTGATGCCGGTGGCGCCAAGGGCACCATGGTGTCCACTGGTGGCACCAGTGCCGACGTGTACCCGATGGTGGTGCTGAGCCAAAACTGCTTTGGCATCGTCCCGCTCAAGGGTAACGGCGGCCCCGGTTCCATCCTGCCGATGGTGCTGAACCCCAACACTCCGCGTGGTGGTGACCCGCTCGGTCAGCGTGGCTCCGCCTCCTGGAAGAGCTGGTTTGCTGCAGTTCGCCTCAACGAGCTGTGGCTGACCCGTATCGAGGTTGCGGTTACCGCCCTCTAATACGCAGCTCATAACCGGCCCGCCAAGTGCGGGCCTTTTCCTTTTTTCAGGAGCACAAAACCATGGAACTGATCGACCTCAATAACGCCGCACCGGCTGATTTGCGCAAATACCTGTCCGAGAACTTCGGCATCGACAAGGCTGCCAACACCAGTCGCGACAAGCTGGTCGCCGAGATCATCGAGCAGGAGCAGGCGGCAGGCATCAACCGTGATGCTGCCACCGCTCCGAGCGCGGAAGCCATTACCGGCGCCCCCACCGCTGAACAGCGCGAGATCAACAAGGAGAAGCGCGTCAAGATCAGCATCTCCCGCGACCCGCAGAGCCGCGGCAATGACGACGTGTACGTCTCCATCAACGGCGTGGCCTACATCATCCAGCGCGAGAAGGTAGTGCCAGTGCCAGAGCCGGTTTATCAGGTGTTGATGCAGGCCACCGAGGTCCGCTATGAGCAGACCGACGAAGGCTCGCTCATCCCGCGCACCGTGCAGTCCTACCCGGTCAGCCTGGTCGGCTAACCATGACCTTCCTTGAGCTGTGCAGGCGTTATGCCGCAGAGGTACACGACCTCGGCGGCCCACCTAAAACGCTGACTGATGGCAGTCCGCGCACCCAGGCTGCAGCCGACGCAATCCGTGAGAGCTGGGAGAAGATCCAGCTATTGCGCAACGATTGGGAGTGGTTGCGTGGTGAAACCCCAACACCAACCCAAACGATGACCGCAGAGGCTGACACGCCGCACATTGAGCCGCAGTATCACATGGCTATCGTCTGGTACGCGGTCGCTCAGAGCGGGTATCGGCAGGCTGCTACCGAGCTCATTGCTATTGGTGAGCGCGAGTGGAACGTCTACTACGGGCTGCTGGTGAAGCGGTATGTGCCTCCTCTCTCATTGGTGAATGGAGAGGCGTGGTGAAACTTCCAACCCGCAATAGCACCTTCATCTCACTGAAAGGTGGGATTGACCTTTCTACCACGCCGCTGGCTAAGGCGCCAGGATTTGCCCTGGCCGCGGTGAACGTCGATGCTCTGGCCAGTGGTGGCTACTCACGAACGCTGGGTTATGACCGCTTTGATGGTCACCCATCGCCGAGCAGAAACCGAAAGTTCATATCGATAGATGTAGGGGATGCGCCAGAGATAACTCACCCACAGTTCGCGGCGATCACATGGCCAGGTGGGCACGGTGTGTACTTATCCCGTTCAGGGGCATTCATCAATGCCATTGCGCTTGAAGGCGGTGTCGCGGCAGGTGCGGATCTGGCGATTGATGGCGTTCACTATGTGGCGCGGCAAGCTGGGCGCGAATACAGCAAGACCAAGGCAGACAACATTGCCACCCAGGCGATTGCAGCCGACTGGCGTCGCTCGCAGATCAGTGCGGTGCCTGGAGTTGGGCCTATTCGCGGGGTTATCGCTGTGCGCGGCGCTGTGTTTGCAGTGCGTGATGTGGATGTCTCCACCGGAGGTCTGTTCAGAGCGACAGAATTAGGCTGGCAGCGGATCACCACCTTTGGCTCGGTATTGGCGGTTGCCAGTGCGGCAAATATACCCAATGGGGATATCACCCTCACCAGAACTGGTGACGGCAAGTCGTTCCGGTGCGTCGCACAGTTGGCGGCCGATGGTAAGAGCGGGGTAGTTATCGCTGCACCCGGCGAGGCCCCGGTTGTTGGTAATGTGCTGACCGCGCCTGGAGGAGGTACCTGTACCGTCTCCAGCGTGACGGCGATAGCGTTTCAGGCTGGCGGACAATATCAAGCTGCAGTGCACAACTTCTTTGGCGGGGCAGGGCAGCGGGCCGCCTATGTTGTCTCTGGCGTGCAGCGTGCCTTTGAGCTGCGGGAAGATGGGTGGCTTGTCCCACTCCATGCACAGCCTGATGTCGCAAAAGATAAACCTATGGCGATCGCCGTCCATTCAGGGCACCTGTTTCTGGGGTACCCAGGTGGACAGTACCAGCACAGCGCGCCTGGCAACCCCCATACCTGGAGCGCCTTGCTTGGAGCAGAGTCATTTGCCATTGGCGATGAAATCACAGCGATGCTGCCCACCACTGGCGGCGTGTTGGTGATCGCCTCGGCGCGGCGGGTGTTTGGCCTTTACGGATCTGGCTCGAAGGATTGGGAGCAGCGGGCACTCTCAGAGTCGGTGGGTATTGCGGCTGGTACTGGTCAGTCACTGTTTCTCCCGGTTGGTCTCTCCGATCGCGGCCTGGTCAGGCTGGATCGGGTGCAGGAGTTCGGCGATTTCGCACTCAACCAGCTCGACCCTGATCACCACTTCAAGTCGCTGATAGATGGTCTGAACTGGCGGCTATCCACGCAGGTTGCCGAGCTTAACCAGTATCGTTTGTTCAGTACCGGCAGGACTAATCTGGCGGTGACCATGCTGGCCGACGGCACCCCCATGGCCACCACATTCCAGTATCCCGCGCCGGTGACTGGCGTGTGGCGCTTCACGGAACAAGGCGAGCAGGTTTTCTTCTGTCTCGATGGTCATGACGGCATGGTCTTTACCAACGATCGGGAGTCCCGATCGTTTGATGGCGCGCCTATTACCTGGCGCATTCGCCTTCCGTTTGCCCATGCCGGCTCCCCTGCGGTCAATAAGACCTGGCTGGCCGCTATGGTTGAGCAGACCTCCCCCAACCAAGCCCAAGTACAGGTGAAGTGGTCAACCGATTACATGGTGGATGCCCACTTCACCAGTCAGCGAGTGAGTGCCGTGATCGGTGAGGATGCCTCTACTGCTTGGGATCAGGCGGCAATCTGGAATCAGGCTCAGTGGAACCAGTTCTATTGGAGCGGAAGCTATGGCTATACCCAGTCGCCTATCGACCTGTCTGGCACATCAACCAGTCTATCTCTGATGGTAGGTGGGGCTAGCGCATCAGACCCAAACTTCACCATCACTGGTGTGACGCTGGACTATTTCGCAAGGAGGGTAAGGCGTGGCTAACCCGTATTATGACCGACTAAACCAATATGTCCCCGGCGAGCTGGCTGATGGTCAGGCCGTAGAAGCTGACTTTGGCGCCGTGCAAACCGGCTTCGAGCGAGTCGCCAAGGACATGCAGGAGCGCGTAACCAAGGCGACCCTCATCAACGGCAAGACGCTGGATGGGGATGTCAATCTGACCCCTGGCGATGTGGGGGCAATGCGTTCACTCAATGGTCAGAAGCCCGATGCGAACGGCGATCTGGTAATGAACCTGCTGCATGGGTCGGATACCGCAGATCGCTATATTAGCGCCGACTACAGCTACGATGCGGCTGGCCGAATTTCCGTAGTGACAGCGTTATTCCCTGCCGGGCAGCAAGTATCCACATTCAGTTATGACAATTCGGGTCGCCTGATAGGGTCTGAGTCAACTTACCTTGGAAGAAAAACAACCACCTCGTATCACTATAACGAAAGCGGACGACTGACTGGGTCTGTCGCAGTGGAGGCCGAACTATGAATGAGCTGGCACCTATTATTTTTAATGAGGTAAAAGAGGCTCAGAAGGAGCTTTCTTCGCTCGGAGCTCATGTTGTCAATATGAGCTTTCCTACCGAGTATCCGTGGCACGTTTTTACCTCCAGTCAGTCTTGGACTGTGCCAGAGGATGGCGAGTACGAGATCATTGTTATCGGTGGCGGGCACCCTGCTGGCGGGTCGTCAGCAGGTCACGGAGCGGGAGGGGGGGGGCCAGCCAGAGGCGATGGTGGCGGAGCAGGTGGGCTATCTATACACCAGTCATTCCCTTTGCAGAAGGGGCAGAGCGTAGTCGTTACTGTAGGGGCGCCCGGAGGTAATTCGACAGTTGTATGCCCTGATGCTTCATTGGATATGATAGCGAATGGGGCAAAATCTCGAACTGGGGGCACTGCTTCTGGAGGCGAACTCAATTTCACTGGCGGGTCAGGTGGGCCTGTTAGTAACCCCTCTACTAGCGAGGCTTCAGCCGGTGGTGGTGGAGGCGGGCTATTTACTAGCCACGGAACCGCCGGGAAGGTAGAGTCCGCGAGCATCAGTGCCGTTGTGAATCAGAGTCTGTACCTTAAGCCTATCGCTGCTGTGGGCGGTGACGGTGGGGATCACGGAGGTGGGCCCGGAGTGGCGAGCGTACTTGCCGCAAATGGCGCGGTAGGTAGTTCTACTTTGAGTATGGGGACCAACTATACAGCGACGGTGTACTACGCAATAGGCTCATCCGCCTTCACTTCCTCTCAAGGTAAGCGTGGTGGTTCAGGCTGGTTGGCCAGAATTCCTGGCTATTGTGCGGCGGGTGTCAATGGTGCAGGACTTGTAGCAATTCGGAGGGTCAGATAATGGAGGTCGAGATTTTGGATAGTTCAGGAGTCGTTGTTAACACGATTCTTGCTGATGCCGGATTTGCTAACAAGTTTCACCCGAATAGATGGCGTGAGAAAGTGCAGCCGGATCCGGAGCCGGAGGTAGAGCTAGAGCCAGAGTCAGAGCCAGCTCCAGAGCCGCTTAGTCTTGATGAGGCAAAAGCGCGTAAAATTCCAGAGATAAAGTTTGAGGCGGGACGCCGCATTACTGCGCTTGACTGGCGCTTGCAGCGGGCGCAGGAGCGCGAGCGGCTCGGGGAGGCAGGAGTTGAAGCGGTGGCTGATGTGCTGGCCTTGCGCGAGCAGATCCGGCAGGCCAGTAACGCTGCTGAACTTGCTGTCTCAATCCTCACTGACGTGAGCGCGGTACAGGTGTTCACCTGGTGACATTCAGTATTCAAGCAAGCCGCCTATTGGCGGCTTTTTTATTGGGGGATACATGGTAGCAACTACCGCAACAACCACGCCCTTTGACGCCAAGGACGTGAACGATCAGGTAAACAAGACCATCAGCCAAGATGGACTGCTGATGCGCATGGCCAAGGCGAAGGGCGAGCAATATGCGGCAGGTCGTGGACTTTCCAACAGCTCAATCGGTGCCGAAGCGTCACAACGGGCGATTGTCGATGCGGCGTTACCTATCGCCAGCCAGAATGCGGGGCAGGCATGGAAGAGTGACGAGAATCGGATTGATCGCAGTCATCAGTTGACCATGCAGGGTAATCAGTTTGGCCATGAAAAGGGGATGGCCGAGTTGCAGTACAAAAACAGCCTTGGCTTGCTGGATGCAGAGGGACAGCAGCGTCTCAAGGAGTTGGGGGTGCAGAACCAATACCAAAAAGAGCGGGATCAACTGCTGCACAAAAACAGCCTTGGCTTGCTGGATGCAGAGGGTCAGCAGCGTCTGAAAGAGTTGGACAACCAAAACAAGGCCAGCATGGATCAGCTGGCGCAGCAGGTGGTGGCAAATACCCACGGGATGTACATGAGCGCGGTCGATAAGGCAGTCAGCTCCTATAACGACCGCTATGCAGCTGTTATGGCTGACAACACGATGAAGGCTGCTGACAAGGAGAAGATGGTCAACAACATGAAAACCGAGCTCAACTCTACGCTGGCCATGTACCAGCAGATGTACTCCAACATCAGCACCATCAAACCTGATTGGACCAAGTTCCCGCCCACATCATTGCCAGGCGTAAATGTAAAGTAAGGAGGTCACATGTTTGATTTTGGCAGCATCGTATCAAGCGCGATCGACATGGCTGACCAGGCCGTTGACGCAGTGCTTGGCGGACTTTCCAGTGCAGGGTCTTGGATGCAGAGCAACCCTGGCGCAGCAACCCTGCTTGGATCCGCGTTGGTTGCTGGCGGCTCCTACCTGGAGAACAGAGAGGCCCAGAAGAACCAGCGCAATATGCAGCAAGACCTCTGGGGCCGGGAGGACCAGTTGCGTCAGGAAAATGGATTGCCGGCCAACCTGACTCCGGTCGAGTTCCAGGTATCAACCCCTGGCCTTGCCGGCAATGGCATGGCCACCGGTGGCGTACTGACCAATGGCGTGCTGGCCAACATTAAGAAGCAGGGGGCGTAAATGGCAAAGAGCAGCGGGAATGGCGGCGGTAGCAGCAAAGGTGGTAGCAGCTCGAACAAGGGGGCCAACAACAATAACCGCAACGGAAGCAGCCAGAGTGCCAGCGCAGGTAATCGTGGCAGCACCTCCAGCTCCAGCAGCAAGGGCGCATCTTCATCAACCAGTCGAGGCGGTCCGAGCTCAATTGGTGGTGGTTCCAGTTATGGCATGAGCAACGGCTCATTTAATGGCTCAATTGGAGCAAACAACAAGGGGCAGCAAGCATCAGGTGGCGGCGGAAGAAATGACAACAACAGCGTCGCCAGTCGCATTTCGTCCGTCAGCAAGACCCTGGATAACTACAAGTCCACCTCTACACCTCCAAACCACAACATCAGCTCTATCGGCGGCCCATCGATGTACGGCATGGGGGATGATCAGTATAACAAGACCGTAAACACCGATAATTACAACGGTGTGATAGGCAACCTTCAACAGAAAGCTCAGCGCGAAACTTTGTCAGAAGCAGACCGAGTGGCGCTTGGTGAAGCCACTCAGGATTACAATGGTTTTCGCGGTGCAGGAGTTGTAGGTGCCACTATTGCTGGTGCACCTGGTAAGTGGGGGGCGCAAAAACTGGCAGGTGCAGTCATGGGTGATCCGGGTGATTATTTGTCAGGCATGACAAGAAAGGCCGCAACAGGTCAGCTTGATGACAAGCGTATAAGTGGCCAGCGTGACCAACTAGGTGATGGAGGTGGGCTTGACTCAGCGCTGAAGGGGGCTCTAAGTCTTGTTGGCATGGCAGCTCCAGGGGCGAGTATGGTGACCAGCGCAATCAGCAGCGGGCTAACAGTAGGCGCTCCTGGGCACGGTGCTGCGCTCAACGATCTCAATGCGCAGGCTGGTAATGCAGTAAATCAAGCTGGAGCCAGTTACAGCAATGGCAATGGTGGAAGCAATGGCGATGTCGCATCATCCCCTCCGCGTTACTCCTTGCCGAGCAATAGCGACCTCGACAAGAGCATGGCTGGCGATTTTAATTTCAGCCCAAGTCGGTTTGATGTAACCCCCGGTATCCGGGCTAAGTATGCATGGGATGGTGAGTGATGGGATTGATTCAGAATCTGCAGGGCCAGCGGCCGCAGCAGCATGCCGGCAATGATGACGCGATGCATGCCAGCATGATGGAGATGCTTGGAGCCACTCTGCTTGGTGATGGTGGGCAGGCCGTTGCTGGTCGCCTGCAGGCTGGAGAGGACAAGATACAGGGAGTGGCCGACGCGGTAGCCGGTGGCATCTTCACCATTCTCAAGCAGGCCAAAGATGCGGGCCGCAGCGTACCGGCACAGCAGATCGTCAAGGCCGTCTATGCTGGCTGCCGCGAGATGCTGGCATCCGGAAAGATTAATGACCCTGACAGCAAGATTGACGCTCTGTTTCGTGCAATGGATAAACTCAAGGAGATGGACGCCGAGAACGATGTGATCGACGATCAAATCCTGGCAGAAGCCAGCCAGATACTGCAGGCCATCGTGCAGAAGATGGATGAAGCAGAGCAGCAAGGGGGTGCAGCATGAGCCTGCTCGCTGCATTAGCCAAGGGTTTTGGCGCCGGCACTGTCAATAACGCGCAAGCAGGGTTTGCTGAGCAGCAGCGCCAGCGTGAGGCAGCACAACGCCGTGATGACATGAACATCGAGCTTGATGCTAGGGATAAACTAGCCCAGAAACAGATCGACGCCAGTCGGGCTGAGAACGACACCCGCTTCAAGGCGATGGCTGACGAGAACCAGAAGAACCGGGACCACGACTGGGCCATGTTTGAGAAGCGACTCGCCATCGAGACACAGGCCGCCGCCGCAAACGCCAGCGTTCGCGCCCGCGAGACTCACGCCAAAAACATCATGGGAACCATGGATCAACTTGCCAAACGCAAGGCAGAACTGATGGAAAACGACAAGCTGACAGACGAACAGCGCGCCGTGGCTTTGGGGGAGATTGATGCTCTTGGCTACACTCTAGCAGCCGATCCGGGCGCCCAGCAGTTGCTCGGTGAGTTCGGCGGTGGCGGATATGCCAATTACTGGCTATCTCTTGCCCCCAAGAAAGTGGGTGGGCCTGCGGAACAGGATCCAGCGCCACAGGCTACACCTGCGCCAACCACTCAGCCGCCAAAGCCGCAAGGTATCATCCCCAGAATGCAGGGAGACCGATCTATTGAGAAGGCGCTGATACAGTCAGGGGTTGATGCTCTTCGTGCCAATAAAAACCCTGACGCGATGGCATCCAGCGCTTATCAGAAGATGTATAAATAACAAAGCCCGCCGAGTGGCGGGCTGTTTTACAGTCTTGGCCAGACGCTAGAAAATCCTGACGGGTCAAACGCTACATTATTAACCATCACCACACCTGGCTCTAATAGCTGCTTCGCTATGTGTGTGGCCCTAGAATCATCAATAACATACCTGCACATTCCATCTACTTCTTTCAAATCCGGTGAGTATTCATCACCATTAACATTAAGCATTGGTTTGCACTGGCCATACTTAGGAAATTGCGCAGCAAAAACAATTCTTGACTCACTAGCAACAGTTATTTTTGTGTCAACCAAATCAACTTCTCGATCCTCTGGCGGCATTCTAAGTACAGATATAACACCGCCAACCGTAGGGCGACTGGACGCCAGTGCCGCCATTTTAGCCCCACTAACACCATTTATATTTGTGACATACTTCCAATTTCCAGCACCATCAATATTGGTGATATTATTAGACGTGCAGCCAGATAAAAACATAATCACCACCGCCATCATAGAGCGCATGAAAACCTCCTTAATGTTTTTTAATAGGAGACACACAATGCCTCATTTGGTGCCAAAAATCATTGATGGCACGCACACCACAAGAATGCCGACAAGCATATGCTGATAACAGCGCCGCGCTTGCCATTTGTGCTCCCGTAGCACAAAATTTCCCCATCATGGCCGGACCCTTAACAGGGGCCGGCTTTTTTATTGCCTGCGGAGAATGAACTGATGGCCAAGCCAACCCGGGATGACTTTATTGCTGCTGCACGAGAGCGCTACTCAACCCAACAGCAAGCCCCTGCCGATACCAATGAGCAGGGCATTATTGGCGACACCGTTGACATGTTCCAGCGCGGCCTTGGTCAAACGCTGGGTGGTGACCTTGAGGCGGTAGGGCAGATCACCGACTCGCAAGGGGTCAAGGATGCCGGGCGCGGCGTCAGCGCGTGGGCTGATGGCCAGCTGCAAGAGGTGTCTACCCCGATGCGGGAGGCGATGGGTAAGCAGTTCTTTCAGGAGAATGCTGATACCGGGGCCATTGAGGCTGGCGATGCATGGGCAGATCCTCGAGCATGGGCTGGCAACTTCTCCTCTGTGCTCGGCCAGTTCGTTGGGTTGGTTGGTGGCACCAAGGGTGCTGGCTTGCTGGCCAGACCTGCACTGCGCGGAGCAGGCAAGCTGCTTGCCAAGGATTTGGTGGAGGGCAAGGCTCGTGAAATGGTGGCCAAGGCCACGGTGAAGGATGCCATTCAGTCCGGGGCGCTCGATTCGACGCGGGCGGCTTACCTTGCTGCACCGAGCGAAGCGGCCAAGCGTGCTGTTCTGGATCAGGCGATCGGCCGCCTGACCTCTATCGGCTATGGTGCCCACGCCGGGGCGATGGCATCTGGCATGCGGGCTCAGCAGGCAGAGCAGGAGGCTCGCGGGTTCCTCAATGGCCTTGGTAATGACGAGCTCAACGCCAACCCAATCTATCAGCAGGCGTACTGGGATCTGGCTGATGGCGACATGCAGGGGGCCAGCGTTGGCGATATCCGGCGCGCAGCGATAGACAGCATTGCCGAGAAGGCGGCCACCGATGCGTGGTCTGACCCCCGCGCGCTGTCTGCGGACTTCCTCTCCGGGATGCTGACCGGTGCCGGTGGCGGCGTGGGCGGCGTGCTGGGCAAGGTTGGCACCACACGCGCTGGCGCTGCTGCTCGCGGCTTTGTCGGTGAAGGCGCTACAGAGGCATGGCAGGGCGGCGAAACCCAGCGAGCCGTTAACCAGGCGGTGCAGGAGTGGGCTGATGAGACCCGCGACCCGATGGCTGGCGTACTCTCCTCCGCGCTGAACGAGGGCACCCTTGGTGGTGCATTTGGTGGTGTTGTTGGCGGCGTGCGTGGGCCGGAGGCACAGGCAGCCAGCAAGCCGGTGGTGCGGGTAGAGCGCCGGGTGGTGACCGGAGATGAGCAGATGGACGACATGATCCACGGCCTGGATCAGCGTCAGGCTGAGCGAGGTGCCAGCATCGACAGCCAGATCGAAAGCATGTTTGCCGGTGAAAATAACCCGCTAGGGTCTGGCAAGTTCGACCCTATCCGTGATGTGCCAGCCTATGAGCGGCAAGGGTTCGTGCGTGGCAGCCATGATTTCAAAGGGCGTCCCATCATTCCACTGGAAGGGGAGTTGATGGATCCAGGTACCGGCGTGGCAACCAATGCCACGGAGCAAGATGCTGGGGTGGTTGAGCGTCCGTCGCAATCTGCCGGCATGGCGCCTGCGATTGAAGATCTGAGCCTCAGTGGCGAGCTTATGAGTGATGGTTCTTTGCCTCCACCGCAAGGTGGCCTGCTGCCAGGCGCCACCATTGATGGCGTGGCAAGCGAGGTAGGCACTGAGCTACCTGCACCAACTGCAGCTCAACAAATTGGACAGGAACAACCTACCGCAACACCAACCCAATACAACAGCCTGCGCCTGACCCGCCGTGGCCTGCCTTTCTCCAGCGAGAAAGAGGCGGCGCTGGCCAGTCGTCAGGATGAAACACCGGTCCCCCTCGATGGCGGCGGTTTTGGTATCGCCAAGATCGCAGATGTCGCCCAACCACAAGCGGAGGTTTTCAATGAGCAGGCTCCCCAGGTACTTGCAGTCGGCAGTGAAGGACAAGGCGATCAGCTTGTCACAGGCGAACCAGTTGCAGCGGGCGCTGAGCCAGCCATTGCCGAACTCGCCGACCGAGCTGGACCCGGAGATCCGGCAGACTACGCTGCTGCTCCACCTGTACCTGATGGACAGCAGCAAGATGACCAAACACTGACAGCCCCGGCCACTGATGCCGGGGTTGCTGTTTCTGAGGTAGTGCAACCTGAGCCGGTGGCGCCGGAGCCCGCCGCCGTACCGACGCCGTGGGCGGAAGCCATCGATAACCCTGATGGAACCATCACCCTGAAAGGCGAGGTGCCGCTCATCAAGCAGTGGGCCAAGGATAGCGGCGTGAAGGCGATCCCGGGCAAGGGCGGCATGGTGGTCGCCAAGTCGTCCGCAGCCAAGGTGCGGGAGTATGTCGCGCCTGCCGCCAGCGAGCCGGTGCAGCAGATTGAGGCTGATGCCGTGCCAGCCAGCAACGTGCGCTTGTCCCAGCAGCGGAAGGGATTATCTGTTGAGGACGCAGGGAAGGTGGTTGACGATTTCCTGAGGGATTACAATGGCAACATTCCAGTTGAGCCATTTATCAGGGAGAAGGCCAGTGAAATCTACGGACCCAGCGTTGAAGGAACAGAGTTCGCCAGAACAACAAAAGGTGCATACCACCCAAGCGCTGGACTTGTCACCATCATATCCGGAAATGCCGGAGGCAACGGGAGCTCCTTACTTTCCTCCTCCGCATCCATTCGAGACATACCTGTTCGGAAACCTGAAAGCACTGGCGCAGGGGTATCTACTGGTGCCGTGGGGGAGCAGAAAGGTGAGCAGGGAGGTTCGAGAGGAGGCAAGTCGTCGCGAGAACACGCGACTGGAAGAGTTGGAAAAGGAGAAGGCGGAGCGAGAGAGGCTCAAACTGGAAGAGTTGGCGCTAAAGAGGACCTCATCAAGACTCTGCGCCATGAGCTCTTGGGTCACTACGGCACTGACACGTTTACGCCTGAAAATAAGCGCTCCCTTCTCCAGAAGCTAATTGATGCGAAACAACAGCCGTGGCTAGCCAAAGAATGGAGTGCCGCGAACAAAGGTTATAAGCACCTTGATGACATGGGCAAAGCGGAGGAAGTCTTTGCCAGCATCGCAGAGAAAGAGCTGCCGCCCCGCACCATTCAGACCTGGAATGACATCAAGACCGAATTCGCTCGTCTGCTGCGTAAAGCAGGTTTGGTGAAAGGCCCCATCAAAGAGCATGAGCTGGACAGCCTTATCAGGGCGGTTGGCAAAGGTATTCGCAACGGAGATCGCACCAAGCAGAACATTCGTGGCGATCAGGAGGTGATCGGCAAGCAAGCCGATGAGCCAGCCAAGGACGACAAGCCTGAGCGCATCATCAGCTTCTCAAAACAGGCCATGTCGCAGGGTGAGAAGCCAGCCAAGCACCTGACCCGCAAAGAGGCCGAGCTGGTCACCAAGGAGTGGTTCAAGCAGTACCGGGGCGCCAGCGGCATTGATGTGCAGATCCACGCCACCCAGGCAGAGCTGGAGCAGGCGCTGGGGCTGGCCGCCAAGGAAGGGCTGATCCGCCGCGCTGCGTTCGATGATGACAATGGCACCCTGCATGTGGCCGCCGACACCATCGCCAACCCCAAGCGGATGCGCGAGATCCTGCGTCATGAGGTGCTGGCCCACTACGGGCTGGCCAATGTGCTGGGCGATGGCGAGTACACCAAGCTGATCAGCCGCCTCATCAAATCAAGGAATGACCCGAGCATGAAGGCGGTGTGGGACTGGGTAGACACCCACTACGCCGACGAGGAGCTTGGGGTGCAGGCGGAGGAGGTAGTCGCCCACCTTGCCGAGCTGGAGCAGAGTGCCTGGCGGCGCGGCTGGGATCAGGTGGTGGCATGGGTTACCAAGGCGCTGCGCACTGTCGGCTTTGTGCCTGGTGGCATTACCGCCGCCGAAACCAGAGTGCTGATTGAAGGGCTGGGCAAGAAGATGAAGCGCGGCGGCCCTGACAATGGCGGCCCGGATGGTGGTCAGAAGTTCAGTCAGGAGGATGGACGTACCAGCCAATATAAAAACCCGCTCGGTACGACCCAAGGGCTCCAATTGCCCAAGCGTGGTTCACCAGAACGGGTTTCTGATTCAAATGTACTCACCAAGGATGATATCCGCAAGGGCGGGCTCAAGATGAGCCAAGCCAATACGGCTGCTGACAAAGCCATGGAAAAGCTCAATCTCGGCCCCAAGCCTGACATCATCGACAAGACCAAGGCCAATCTGGACAAGCTGCGTAAGGTTGATCGCGGCGTGGTTGAGTCATGGGTAGACCGCTTTATCAAGAAAGCCAACACCGAAGTGCTCGATGCGCTGGCCCCCATCCGGTACGCAGAGGACGCGGCTGGCATTACCGATGCGGCCGACTCCGGCTATGTTGCGGCGCGGATGGCGACCGGGGCAGCCTCCACCATGCAGGCAACCATGCTATATGGTCTGCCAGAGTGGAAGGACGGGGTGATCCAGCGCAAGGCGGGTACCGGCGAGAAAGACGCGCTGCTGGGCATCTTCTCCGATCTGGGGGCCGATCTACACAACTGGCTTGGCTGGATGGCCGGTCACCGGGCCGAGCTGCTGATGGCGCAAGGCAGAGAGAACCTGCTCGATGCCAATGACATTGCGGCGCTCAAGGGGCAAGGCAAGGGTAAGGAGGCCAAGTTCCTTGATGCCAAAGCCCGCTGGAACCGCCTCAATGCCGCAACCCTGGATCTGGCGCAGGAGGCTGGCCTATTCACCGCTGAGGCGCGGGCAGAGTTCGAAAACGAGTGGTACATCCCATTCTTCCGTGAATCCGATGACGGCGACGTGATCGCCCCCTTCAAACCGAAGGGAATTGCCAACCAGAACGCAGGGATCAAGAAACTCAAGGGTGGGGAGGCCAACACCAACGACCTGCTCGAGAACATCTTCACCAGCACCAGCAAGCTGATCGACGCTTCCATGAAGAACATGGCGGCGCAAAAGACCGTCTGGAATCTGGCGGATACCGGGCTCATCGAGGTGGTGGCCAAGCCCAACATGATGGATTGGCGGGCGCTAAAGAACGGCAAGGACCTGATCACCGTCAAGCTGGAAGGCGAGGACTACATGATCCGGATTGAAGACCCTGACCTCTATCGCGCCATGACCTTCTTCGATCGCCAGCCGTTCGGCGCCATGGTAAATGTGGCCGCCAAAGCCAAGCGCCTGCTGACGGCAGGGGTGACCGCCTCGCCGGAGTTCATGCTGCGCAACTTCTTGCGCGACTCGCTCTCCAGTTGGGCAATCAGCAAAGACGGCTTCAAGCCGGTGATCGACTCCATCAAAGGGGTTAAAAAGACGCTGGCCATGGAGGGGAGCACCATCGATGTGATGTTCAGTGGCGCCAGCTTCCTTGGTGGCTATGTCAACGGCAACGACCCGGGAGCAATGGCTGACTCGGTGCGCAAATCGCTGCGCCGCAAGGGGATGACGCCGGAGCAGATCGCCAAGTATGAGAAATCCATCGTGCGCAATGCTGCCCAGGTAAAGGGCATCGTTGCTGATGTGTGGGACAAGTACAGCCGCTATGGCGAGGCGCTGGAGAACGCCAACCGAGAGGCGGTCTACGATGCAGCCATCAAGGCAGGCAAGAGCCATGCTCAGGCTGCGTTTGAGTCGAAGGATTTGATGGACTTCTCCATGCTTGGAGCTGCCCGCTTCATTCAGGGGGCCTCCATGGTGCTGCCGTTCTTCAACGCTCGCATCCAGGGGCTTGGCAAGCTGAGCCGCGAGCTGCGTGACAACCCGCGTGAGATTGCCAAGCGTGCAGGTATGATCACCGCTATGTCACTGGGCTTGTTGGCTATGAACTGGGACGACGAGCGCTATGAGGAACTGCCGGACTGGGACAAGGACGCCAACTGGCACTTCTTCATTGGTGATCAGCACTTCCGGATCCCCAAGCCGTTCGAGATTGGGGTGATGTTCGGCACCATCCCTGAGCGGATGGTGCGCGCCATGGGCGGCAAAGACACCGGCGCCCAGCTCGGCAAGGCAGTGGCCAGGGCGATCGGAGAAACCTTTGCCCTCAACCCAACCCCGCAGATCATCAAACCGTTGGTGGAGTCCTACTTCAACTACGACTCTTTCAGCGGTGGGCCCATCGAGAATGCACAGGATCTGGCCGTGAAAGCGGAAGCCCGTTACAACGAGCAGACCAGCCTGATGATGCGCGAGCTTGGCGAGGCTATGGGAATGTCACCCAAGAAGTTGGAGCATTTGCTGATCGGTTATACCGGAACGATTGGCGGATATGTCATGGCCACGGCTGACGGCTTGATCCGGGCGGCGCAGCCTGGTGAGTCAGCCAGCTGGCGGGCAGACGAGATCCCGCTGGTGAAAGCAGTGTACCGCGGCACTGGCCCGGCCAAGTCCACCCAGCATATGGAGCAGTTCTATCAGATGCTCAACGAGGTGAACCAACTCAAGCGCACTGTTGACCAGTACCGCAGTGAAGGGCTGGACGACAAGGCCAAGGAGTTGCTGGATGAGCAGGGCGGGATCTTGAAGTCGCGCAGCAGCCTGAGCCGCACCCAGCAGCAGGTCAGGGTGCTCCGCAACCGGATTGAGCTGTTGCAGCGTGATCGGGTGCTGAGCGCAGACGAGAAGCGCCGGCGTATAGATGAGTTGCTTTCACGCCGCAATGATCTGGTGTACCAGGCCGTGAACAACAACCGCAAGAACTGGGAATAGCGGCCCTGGCTGGGCCTCAGTTAAGGGAGTAAACTGAGGCCTTTGTCAGGGAGGATTACGCGATGTGGTTGCTTGGAGCTATTGTGTGCATGGTGATGGCGCTGAAACTGATGAGCGTCAGCCTGGTGTTGGGCCTGATCCCGGCTGCTGCCGGTTACTGGTGTTTCAGCCAGTCAACGCGAGCGAGCCTCGAGACGTTCATGGCGTTCATGTTCGCCCTGGTGTTGCTCGGGTTGGTGCTGAATGTGATAGTGGCGAACTGGTAGTAAACGCTACGGACAATGACGCTGTTGACGAACACCACCAGAGAGTAGTAATGTGCGCTGGCATCAAATGATGCCGCTCTGATGAGTGGGTTTTTAAAACCATAACCTGGAGATTGCCCTTTCGGTTATGGTAAGCAGTGCCTAATTTACTTAATTTCGGCGCCACTTGTGCGCCAACCGTGAACCATAACCTTTAATCAACTGCCTGCAAGTGGCCTATCCACACGCGGCGGTAACTTGCGTTATGGAGTTTTCACGATGACCATTCTTGCCAACATCTCCTCCCTCGAAGATATGCTGCTTCATCTCGACCTGTCACATACAGAACGCCGTCGGGCTGATGATCTGCTTGCTGCAATTCGCAGCGAAGCTATCCAACTCTCACACCAAGAATTTCAGCATAGCAATTCAGCATCGACGCCAGGTGTGGCTTCGGCAGTCGTGCTGCGCGGTTGATCAGCCCCATATGTTCATCATCTGAGACGCTCCAGTCAGGATCTGCAAGGATGGCCTGGACAGATAGGCCCATTGCTGACGAGAGCATGACCGCCTCTGCCAATCCCATGAAGTCGTCGTGATGCGGCGATAGCCATCTGCTGATGCTTGAGCGGGGGATTTCGGTCAGCTTGCTGATCTTGGACTGGCTGAGCTTTCTCTCCGCCATCAGCTTGCGCACCTTCTTCTTGGTGCGATGGACATACTCGAGGCTAGAGCTGGTCAGATACAGCTTCATAGGCATTCCTTATCTTTGGTGGCCAACCGTGCTCTAGATCATGTTTTTGTCTTTGTCCCATATCTGGGACGCCCATAGTGCAATTGCTCAGTAATGGCACATGCGGGCCATGTAAATTGTAGGTGAATAATAACGAGTTGAACGCACAACGAGGTCACCGCGTATCACCTGTAACGACGGAGTGTAGCGGTTGTATGACGAGCAATAGAGTACGGGATTTGTTTTCTGAACGGATGTGGATAGGAGGGTTGGGCAAAGATAGTGCTCCACTCGGTCTGCAAAAAGTGGTAAATTCGCTTCGGTACTGTATAGGTATACAGTGTTTCACAGTCGAGAGACTGAGAGCAGATAAGCGGGGACCAGACCGGATGGATTCACTAACTGAGCTAGAACACGTTCTTGAGACTTTGGATCTGACAAGGGTGGAGGAAGAGAAAATCGCGCGCATTCTTGAACGACTTCGCGATGAGCTGAACGCTGCTTCATAG